CATTATTTTGAAATGTAGAACTGGTGCATTAGTAGCTCTAATTTCATGTGGTCTAGTTCCTTCTTCTAAAAGTCGACCTAAATTGTATGATGTACCACTTAATGTGTAAACTGTTGCATCTGTATATACTAATGTAGTTATTACTCCATTATTTACTTGTGTTTCTCCTAGTTCTATTGACTCTTTATATGCACCTGTGTTTTCTGGTGCTAAATATTTTGCATCTTGCTGAATAACATAAGCAGTATCACTTTGTGCTTTCACTATATTATCAATTGCTCTATTTCCAAATGCTAATATATCAACTGATAATCTATCAATACTTTTCATAGTCTGTTGGGTGAACTATTTACAAGTTCTATGTCTATTCTATCTTCTGCTACTGCAACTATTTTATAAGTTCTAGTACCATAAAAGATATAATATGATGATATGTTATCTTCTTTATTATCAACCTTTGGCAATAAATATTCTTCTAATTCATGTAAAGGACTTGATAATCTTAACATTTTATTCAAATTTGCTCCATATATTGTAGCTGATACTGTATCATCTGTTAATGCTTGTATTTGAACTTTATGATTAGATATTACACTATAAATGTTTGTATAAGTACCATTACTTTGTTTTACTTTTTCTGCTTTTTTTAGGGTAATTGGCTTTAAGTATCTTAGTAACATACTCTTTTTCCATTCTTAATAATATCATTTCTCATTTTATCCATACAATCACTAAATGTTGATGATGTACCTCTTTCTCCTAAACTATTAAGACCTTCTGCTCCTCTTTGTAAGTATATTCCTTTAACACATTGTTTTATTTCTCTTTTAAGAAATTCTTTGTTTTCTGCATTATTTTGTCTGTTAGATATAGTTAAAGCGTTAGCAGTAACTTCTTCTAGAATTTCTTCTAAAACACTCTCATCACTTGAGTTGTAGTTATCTCCTAACTCATTGATTATTTCATTTAACATACTAACGCCTCCTTAATTATTATATGCTTGCTACGTATTTGATTAGGTCTGGCATAACAGCTTTTGTTCCGAAATATAAGAAAATTCCGAATCCTGTAGCATCTGATAATTCAATTTTAGTTGGATTGTAAATGCTTGGTAATACTGGTTGAGCTATTGCACCTTTAACCATTATTATAAAGTCTACTCCACTTGGTAGATATACACTTGAGTAAACATCTACACCATGGAATTGTCCGTATTCAGCAATATTTGTTTTAATATTTGATTGTGCAGTTGTGTCTAATGCATTTCTAACTTGTCCATAGAATGCTGGTGTAGCAACTACTACTATTAAATCTCTTTCAACACCATCAACAAAATCATTGTTAGTTGTTTCAATTGCTTGGATAGCTTCTTCTAATTTTTCCATAGCAGTTGAACCACTTACTGTTAATGCACTTCCTGCTGTTTTAGCTTCTGTAAAGAATGCTCTTTCAAGTAATCTTTTCATAGCATTTCCTTGATTTGCTACTCTTCTTTCAATAAGACCAGCTACACCATAAGTACGTAGGTCTTTTTCTTCTACTTCTTCAATAAATTCTTTGTTTACATTTAATGGTACTACTACTGGTAATGCACTGATTTTATTTCCATAAGCATTCCCTCTTGCAGTTCCATAATCAGCTGCAGTTGCATTTGCAAATCTTTTAGCTTCTACTGTTCCTGAAGTTGGATCACCACTTAGGTCAGTATTTTTGATTATTTCACTTATTGTTGATTTTTGTAAATTTTCTATTACTTTTCCATATTCTTCAGCTAATTTATCTTTAGCACTTGAATCAGATTGTAATACTATAGATAATGAATCTATTCTTGCCATATTATATCACTCCTTCTTCTAAAAAAAACTTGGCATTTTATTTTCTGACTTAACATCAGAGTTAATATTAATAGGGCTTTTCTCTTTATACTTGTCATTCATTGCTTTTTCTATTGCTTTGTCAAATACTGCTTTTTTAGTATCAATAATTGTTACTATAGTATCTGCTGTTTGTTTAGAATAATCAATGTCTTCAAGTAAACTAATATCTAGCCCCTTTTCTTGTGCTATCTTAATTGCTGTACTTTTTAATTCGTAAGCATTAAGTTTAGCAAGTGCCTCGTCAGCCCTTTCTCTTTCTTTCTTCAATTCATATTTTGCTTTTTGTTCTGCATCCATTTTGGCTAACTTCTCGGCTTCAGTTCTTTTAGTTTGTTCTTCAGCTTCCCATTTACTTCTAGCAGTTTCTAAAGCCTTTTGAACTCTTCTATCGAACTCTGCTTGATAAGTTTTATCTCCTAATATTTCATCAAAAGACAGTGGCTTATCTTCCACTTGTGTAGTTTCTTCAACTACATTTTGTTCTTGTTCCATGTGTATTTCCTCCTTCTTGCCCATTATGTTCTTAATAGCCCATAACATTCAAATAAAAAGAACCCATGCATCAAAACATTGGTTCTCTGTATCTGGAACTCTTTATATTTTGCCCTTTTAAGGCTGTTTTAGTGGTGATATGTTATCACTAAGGTAATTATAGCATTAAATTAAAAATGTGTCAAATTGCATAAAAAAACAGCACTCAAACATAGAACTTCTATGAATGGGTGCTCAACACAAAAACTGTGGTGTTTTATAAGCACCATTGAATAGATATAAATTGTTTTTGCTCATAGTTTTGATAGTGTATATGAAAAAATACAAGTTTAAAATATCTATTCAATGCTACCTATAAAAGGTAACATACATATAATTTTAACAAACTTCACTACCCTACATATATTCATACTTCAAGCAGTTCATATTCATTATATCATTATTGTTTTTTATTGTCAAATAAATTTATATTCTTACATTTATGACATTTAATTTCTATTTTTCCTATAAACCAACCTATGAATAGTAGTTTATGGCAATGTTTACATCTATATTCCATCAAATTCTCTCTCCCATGGTGTACGTTTATAATATTTTGTTAGTTTTCTATTTACATCTTTTACTTCATCTTTTTTTCTTTCATCAAAGCTCCATGCTTCTATATAACATCTACAATTGTAGTGTGAACCTACTTGTTCTCCTACTTCTATATCTTCTATTTTAAATATTTGTCCTATATATCCAAGACATTTTTCACAAGTTGCTCTGTCTATTATACCTTTTATTCTTACTTCTTTTACACCATAATATTCAAATATTTGTCTTCTCATTTCGTTTAATATGTAAGACGCCTCATTATCTATTTGTCCATAAAATATATTTTTGCTTTTAGGTTTATAATTTATTTCTCTTTTTGTTTGTTTTTCTATTAAATCAGGGTGTACTTCTAATTTATCTTCTCGTAAATCTATTACTGCTTGTTTATAGCATTGATTAGAATTGTAATCTATTATACTTGCAACATGTTCATCCCATGCTACTCCTAAATTATTAGGCATTGCAAGGAAGTGTAATAGAAATATGTGTTCATAAACGTATGGATGCCTCCTTTTTCTTCTTGGTATTTTAGGTTCAACTTCTGCTATTGTTGCTTTTGTTACTCCTATGCTTATTCTATCATACATTTTTATTTGTTCTTCATAGTCTTTCATATACACTTCTGCATATTCCATCATAAGCATTACTCTTAATACTTCATTATTCTTTACAAGTGTTCTATTTTGGTATTTATTCACCATATAAGACACATAATCTTTTTGTTTATATTTCTCTTTAAACAATCTTATTCGTGTCTTAAATTGCCTTAAAATGTCTTTATTTGCGTATTTAAACAAATCTTCATAAGTAAAGCCCATATTAAATACATTTTGTATTCTATATTCTAATTCTTTATCATTTGTTTTATGTTTCTTATAGTATTTCTTTAATTCGCTGTCTACATAATTCCACATAGTTATCACCTAATTTCTAAATAATACTATTAGTAATGGTATTAAATATAATAGACTGACTACTATATTAATTCTTATCGTCCTCTTCTGGTCTATTTGTTCCTTTGTTAGTAATATCAGATTCATCATCGTTATCACTATTAGATATATTCTCATTATTTCCATTTTTAAACTCCTTTGCCCTTTCTACTGCTTCTTCCATATTTTCTTCACTTTGTCCT